TGGGGTTAAAGCCTTCGGGGATGCTTGTGAGCGATCCGAGATTGAGATAGCCGCCAACCGTGGGGTTAAAGCCTTCGGGGATGCTTGTGAGCGATCCGAGACGGAGATGGCCGCCAAATTCCTCTTTCCCGTAAAACTGGTTTTCTGTCATTTCGTAGCGTTTGCAAAATTCTTTTACTGTCATCGTTCTTTCCTTTGCCGGTATTTCGCTACCGGCGGGCGGTTTTTATAAAATGCGAGCGTCAATGTCGCAAGTGAAAAGAAGTGCTTTCCGCACATTCTCTGCTTGATCTTGACTGGCGCAATCAATTTCAACAACAACCTTTCCGTTATAAATGACCACTTTGTAAACCAATTATCCATCCGTTAATTTGTTTTCTACTACTTTAATTGTCATCTTTTACCCATTTTGGTGTCTCTCTCAACCACCTTATATAGATAGTATGGGGCTATTTTGACATTATGTCAACGATTTTTAAGCGATTTATATACGATTTTTTACGATTTATAGCCATAATTTTTCTTCTTTTTCGTCTATTTTACCGGACGGGATCGTTCGTATTTTCCCGGATCGGATAACCATAATGCCCGTTCGATGCAAAAATTGCACGTAATCGTCAAAGTTCATGGCCAGAATAATCCCGTCTTCTAGCCATTTTGCGCGTGCTTCTTTTTCGCTGATTACTTGCATATTTTGACTTCCTTGAGAATATACACCTCATCGAGCCGGACGAGTCCTTTTTCAGTTTCGGCGCAAAATAATCCACCGTCTTTACGCCTGGGGCAATATTCGCGCGGTTTTGATTCAAACAGGCAACCGGCGCAAAAGCCGTCAGATGTCGGATTCGATAGTTTGTATTTACGCCCTTCGTGCATTATTGTTTCTCGCATTTATTGCCATTCCTTTTATCCAACTATTATTACGACTATTGCCATGACTAACGTCATGGAAAAGATGATGGCTCCGATGGTGATCATAAGCCTAACCGGCAAACTCGCACTAATTCTTTCATCCATTCATCAGATAACGGAGAAGGGTTCGACATAATAAACTCTGCATTCTTAAAATCAAACCATTGCGATATAATTCCATATGATCCTCCGGGATTATCATTAGGAAATGATCGAATAAACTTATAAATATTTTTTAATCTTTTTATAGTAGTAGTTTTCACTTTGTTCTTTTGCAAACAAAATATTTTTATTATTCCAGATGCTTGAATATCCGTGCATCCTAAAATTTCCTTTACTTCATTCTCTGTCATTTTGACTCCCTTATTATTGCCTCAACCATTGCCGATAAATTACCATTGGTTAATTTTTCACTTAATAATTCAAGTTTGTTGCATTGATCTTTTGAGATAGTTAAAGAAATATTCATCCTCCTTGTTTTTTCCCTTTTATAAGTGAAATTTTCTGGAAAATATAAATCAAAATATTGTCTAAACCTCAAGCTGCGATATTTCCCTAATTTTTCAACTTGATTAATATCAATATAAATTGGAATGTTTACTGATATATTTGCCGGTTTTTCTATTAACATCCCTTCATTAATAGCTTTAATTTTTGCGAAATCATATAGATCGCTCGAAATAAGGTTCCCTTTGCCTGGATATAAATCATATCCCAATCTTACCCATAAATCATCAACGTATTCTTGAGAGCACCCTTCGTCCACTAAGTGGCTTTTTTTGTTGTATGTTTTTTCTCTCATAGATCATCCTTTTTTACCCATGCGCGGATACGTTCTTCTCTTACATATCCGTGTTCAATCATCCATTTTTTTACGCACTCAAGCCTGATTTTTTCCCCATATGCTCCTATTATTTCTTTGTTTGTAAGAAATGGGCGTTTCGACAAACTCAAAAGCACTGATAAAAACTTATCTTTGTCAGCTTCAACCGGATGCTCATACATCTTTACCGGCTCAAAACTAACGCGGACATAAGTACATTCCGGGGCATTTTGTATCATTTTGAATCCGCGATGGTATAAACGCAAGGTAATATCTTTTTTTGAGATATGCCTATCTGCAAGATACATTATATTTTTTCTTGTTATAGTGTCGCCTATTTTATAGGGACTAACTAATTCGTCGTACCATTGAGATTGCATAATTGCCGTTGTGGTTCCATTAACGTACCGTAATACGCCCTTGTCTGTAAACATTTTTAAACCTCCAAAAATACTACATTGAAAATGTTATTTTCTCAACATCGCTATTTTAACTATATTTTATTTTTCAATATTTGTCAACATTTTTTTTTGAAACTACATTGAAACTTTTTGGTTCTCAATAATTTTCTGAATTGCTATTTATTTATATATATTTCTTTACTATATAAAGAGATATATAAATAAGTAATATGGAGAATAGTTATTTAAGTTTTAGAGCTTTTAAAAACAAAAATAATTAATAATAATAGAGAGTATATTATTATTAATTAATGGTAAGTATTAAACCAGCCAAAAATCAAATACTTTTTTTCTATATTGTACATGATTGATTTTTACCTTGCCGTATTGCTTTTTTTCTTACTTGCGTGTTATTATGTCAATAGATCGGAGGGCGCGAAATCATGGGAGAATCCGCAAAAAAGAAACATCCTGGCGGTAGGCCAACTAAATATAATGCACAGTTTCATCCCGGCTATGCCGAATCTCTTACCCGTAACGGATTAACACTTGCAGAAATCGCAGATAAGTTTAATGTCACTTTGTCTACGGTTACAAAGTGGATGACCGAACACCAAGAGTTTTCGGAATCCATAAAGAAAGGCCGTGAAGACCCTGACGATGCTGTCGAAAAATCTTTGTTTCAACTTGCTACTGGATATAAGCAAACCGTTATAAGACCGATAACTGTATCCGATGGCAATGGCATGGGGTCGCATATAGAAGATCACGAGGTTGAAGAACACTTCCCCCCGGTCCCTACCGCTCAAATATTCTGGCTTAAAAACAGGCGTCCTGCGAAATGGCGCGATAAACAAGAAATAGAGCATTCAGGTGGCGTTACCGTTACCTCACGCGATTTGTCGAAATTAACAGAGGAAGAACTTGATCAACTCGAAAAACTCACAAGCAAGATTGAACCTACCGACGCATAACGAAATACGCGCTGAACAGGCGCGCCGGTCCTTGTGGAAGTTTTGCCAGATACTTTCACCTGACTATTATACCGACAATAAACCATACTTAAAAATTATCTGCGATACTTTACAGAATCTCTATGAAGGAAAATTGCTCAAGCCGGACGGGACGCCGTTTCGGAACCTGAACATAGAAATACCTCCTCGGCACGGGAAGTCCCGAACCCTGACTAATTTTTCAGCATGGATTTTAGGGAAAGATAATACCAATAAAATAATAACCGCTTCGTATAATGATGATTTGGCGCAAGACTTCTCACGATTTACCCGCGACATAATAAGTGAAGAAAAGATAAATCAAAATGATATTATTTATTCTGATATTTTTACCGCACGAATAAAACAGGGGGACGCGGCTGCGCACAAGTGGGCCCTTGAAGGCCAGTTTTTTAATTATAAGGGTACAGGTATTCAAGGCTCGTTGACCGGTAAGGGAGCTTCGTGCTGCATTATCGACGATGCTATAAAAGACGCGGAAACGGCATATAACGAAAACGCACTTGAAAAAATATGGTTATGGTATACAGGTACATTTCTTTCCAGGTCAGAACAGGGAGCGATATCAATAATCTGTATGACACCTTGGTGCAAGCTCGATTTATCTGCGAGGGCAATAGCGGCTGAGCCGGATAACTGGTATACGCTTTCCATGCCAGCCTTTGACGGAGAGCGGATGCTATGCGATTCGGTGCTTGACCGTGCGTCATATGATCGCTTGAAAAAAATAGGTGATGAAAAAATAATAGCGGCCAATTACGATATGGTACGAATAGACGTGAAGGGGTCTTTATACCGTGAGTTTGAAACATATTCCGTGTTACTGGAAGACACGGAGGGCAATGTCGGCTATACCGATACCGCTGACGAAGGTCAAGACTATCTTTGTTCAATTCAGGCGCGACAAAAAGAAGGGAAATTGTATATAACTGATATTTTATATTCTCAAGAACCGCAAGAAGTGACCGAAGAATTACAAGTTCAATCAATAATGAGAAATAAAACATACAACATAATGATTGAATCGAATAACGGCGGTCGCGCCTTTGCCAGAAATGTTCAACGTATTTTAAGCGAACGTAAATATTCCTGTTCGGTTGAATGGTTTCATCAAAGCGAAAATAAAAATTCTCGCATATTAACCAACGCGCCGGTAGTTCAACAATATGTCGTTTTCCCGGCAGACTGGAAATATAGATGGCCGGATTTTTATGCCGCCCTTATGGGATATCAGCGGGAAGGGAAGAATAAACATGATGACGCTCCCGATTGCCTCACGGGACTGACGGAAAAGTTTATATCCGAAGACTCTTGCGGTTGCTATTGACATTCTGTCCTACTTGCCTCATAATACACCTATCGTCTTTCCTTTCGCCTTGCGTTGGTTGCTCTCTCCTCCAACGTGAGGCGTTTTATTTCCTCTTGACAAATTATAAATACCAGCTATATTGCATAACAAACTAGGAGGTATCCTATGGATGCCATAGTCACTATTGTAATAATGCGCGATAAAAAGACCATTCGCACAGTCGAATCGGCTTTTCCTGTTCCCGATGCAATCCTTGAATCAGAAATAAATGCACGCACAATACTTTTCAACGCCCGAGAATGGCGGGAAATTCCCATTATCGAAGATAAGCCCGTAAAATCCGGTGGCAAGAAGTGAGCGCGCTTAGCCAGGGCATGATTGATCTTTTAAGCCAACAGTATAAACACGAAACGGCCAATTCACTCAGATACTATCAGCGGTCAATGTACGCCGAAATGATCGGGCTTTCTGCTATTGCAGCCTTTTACAAAAAGCAAGCCGAAGGCGAGAGGGAACATGCGGACCGTGTTTTATCTTATGCTAATGAGCGAAACGTCATGATCACAATATCCGGCCTTACCTTTGACGATCCCGATATTAATGTCGGTACTGATATCGTGAAGACTTTCGAGTCTGCTTTAATTGTTGAACAGACAACCACGTCCATGATCGAAGACATGCTCAAGGCGGCCCGCGGCGAGCGCGATTACATGACAGAACAATGGTTACTCGAGCCCTCTGGCCTTTTGAAAGAACAGGTCGAAGAGGAAAATCTTTATCAAACTATAATTGATCGTATCAATCAAATGCGCAATAGTGCGAGCCTTGCGCATGATCTTGACGTGTATCTTTCGGAAAGGGCGTAAACAATGACAGGCTTTGACCAACTCAGTGCCATGCTTAAACGCATGTGGTCTAAAGCTCCTGGACGTGAAAAGTCAGGACTCCCGGGGCTTTACCATACCAATCCACGGCTTGACCCCGTGCGAGTTATCGCGAAAAACGCCGCGTCGGTCGAATGGAAATTATACTCAAAAAAAGATATTCGTAAAAACGGTGACGCTGCCGAAGCGATAGACGAACACGAACTGTATGACCTTCTTGATAATCCGTGCCCTACATTTTCAGAACTTGACGGATGGTCTTTGCGCTATTTAACCTTCGCACATATTCGACTTGTAGGCGAGTTTTTCTGGCTTAAAGTTCGCGATGGTAATAAAATCATAGCTCTCTTGCCGATCCCGTCCGCATGGGTTGCTCAAAAGCCTACAGTCGGAAATCATTTCTTTTTAGTATACCCGTATGGCGTCACCGCATCGAACGCGTTGCGTGTTTCCCCGGAAGATATAGTTTGGTTTAAAGACCCTGACCTTTCAGACCCATATGGGTCAGGGCGCGGCTCGACCGAAGCTATAGCGGATGAAGCGGAAACGGACGAATATGCGGCGAAATATCAAAAGAACTTTTTCTTTAATGATGCTTCTCCTCCTTATGTAATTTTAGCTCCGAATGCTAATCCTGAAACTGCCAAACAAATAAAGACCACGTTTATGCAACGACTTTCGGGGTGGATGCATTCGCGCGAGCCTGCAATCTTAACCGGTAAAGATACGACA